TCATAATATCGTAGCAAATGGCAGCTCGCGATAGGCCTTGTATTGAGTCAGGAAGACAGCATTCTCGGGTGTCGGATTCTCCAGTGCTCGGCCCGCCCCATCGAGCAGAACTGGTTCGCTCACGGGCTCCCCGTTCACCCGAATGCGACGGCGGATGCCGTCAACTTTCTCATAGAGCCCCTGATCGAGAATCTTGGGCTGCCAGCTCTCATTTTGGAGAGTGAACGTGTACGAGACTTCGTAATACGTGACTCCGTTTTCAATCTGCATCGGGCCAATTTCGATTCTGTCGAGCTTCGCGTAGCCGCGAGGAATCGTGAGTCCGCCGAGCACGAACGTATCGGAGTTAATCGCATCGGCATAGTTAACAAGCCACGTGGGCACAGAGGCTCGATTGCGTTTGTACGTCGCCTGCCAGCGTGAGCGTACGACACGCAACGGCGGATCAAAATAGTCACCTGCCGAGTTGAGAATCGTCTTCCCCGTGATGTCCTTGTAAATCTCCTCCTCATAGCTCACCGACGACCACGTCACAACTGGCGGACGGGCCAACGGATTTTCCTCGTACTGAACGTTGGCAGGCACCGATTGGTAGTTCACGGTGAGCTGCCACGCCTTCAAGTCTTTGCGTGTCGGCTTGCAACTCTTCGATGTCGCATAGAGGCCCGACAATCGCGGGTGCTGCGCGCCGATGCTCGGCCCCAATGCGAGCACTGTTTGCTCAGTTAGGGCTGTGCTACTTTCGATGATGAAGGTACGTGTCGCCGAGCCGCTGCCCTTGCAGTCCGGCAATTGCAAATCAATCGATGCTTGGCAATCGAGCGTCTCGCGTACCGTCATATCTCGATGTATTGCTCCGTGTTCTGCTTTCGGACTTCAGCGAGAAGAGCGTCGAGCTGCTCAACCATTCGCGATGTGTTTTTCGCTGTGTCCTTCTCGGGCTTGGCTGCCGCTTCGCGATAGGCCGACATCGCAGAGATAATCGCACTGAACGCCCCGGTGCCAGCCGTCATCGCTGCGGCGAATTGCTTCGTCGGCATTTCTTCAGGCGGCGGCATGAGGGCCGCCTTCTGCTGTTCGAGATACTTCATGTAGATGTCGGCGGAGAGCAACCCCTGCTTGAAGAGCTCCTGAGCCCTTTGAATCTCCTTCATCTGTTTTTCTTCTGGGCTGAGCACACTCTCCGCGATGCGGGCCGCCTCTTCTTTCGCCTTATTCAGTTCCTCTTGGGCCCGCTTCTGCTCTTCCATCGCCTGCTTCTGGGCCTCGATCTGTGCGAGCAGTCTCTCGGCCTCCGCAAGTTCCTCCGGCGTCGCACCCAAACCGCGAAGCTCCCTCAGCTTCTTCTCCGTCTCGCTCATGCCGATTGTCTCCAGCTCTTCGCGGAGACCATCGAGGATCGACATGATCTTTTCCTGGTTTTCACGCATGCCCTCGGCGAGTGCAGAACCGACTCCCTTAGCCTGCTGCTGAGCCTCCTGCATCTGCTGCGTCACTTCGGCGAAGGCGTCCGCGAATTGCGTGCCCCACCATTCACCGCCCAGGGCCTGCTCGAAGGCACCTTGACGCCAGCGGCCATACTCCTCGCTCATCTGCGAGAACATCTCTTTCGTGCCTTCGCCGATGATGCCCGCTGGCATCTTCGAGACGAGCCACGTGAGGCCTTCGCCCACCGCGTAAATGGTACCCATGATGAGTGAAATCCCGCGATAAATGGCATGGATCACATCGAGCACGGCCTCCATCGCGATGACGAACACGTTTGAGTATGTGGGCGTACTCTGCATATACTCGATGAACGATTGCAGGACCGGAAGCAGCAGTTTTCCGAGTGCCTGCCCGATCCGGAGAAAGACTTCCCCTAGCTGCTCCTGCACGTCGCCCCACGCATTCTTCATCTGCGTGGCCGGATCGGCGAGTGCCTTGGCCGCACCTCCGAATTCACGGTTCAACTCATCGAGGATGATGCGTTGGGCAGCCATCAGATCGCCAGATTCCTGCAACAGACGAATCTGCTCCATTTGCTGCTCGTTGAATGAGACGCCAACCTTACGCAATGCGCTGGCACCGACGATCGGATCATTGAGGGCCTTGCCGAGCTGGATGGCGCCTTGCGTGAGACGCTGCCCGAGCACGGCGCTCATGTCCTGCATCACGGCTATGGCATCCTTGAAAATCGGGCCACGAATTTGCGTAAACATCGCCAAAAGCGCCATTGCCTCAATCGTGGCCTCGTCGCCAAAGTTAGTGATGCCTTGCAGCTCCGCTGCATAGGCCTTGAGCTCTTCGGCAGTCAGTCCCGCAGCTCCGCCCGTGGCACGCAGCACGGCTTCGAGTTTGCGCTCGGCATCTATCTGCGTCTTCGCGGCGGAGGCCAAGCTAGACAGCGTGCGTGCCACGGATGAGATTGTGCTCCTCAAGACGTTCCAGGCCGCACTGACTGCGCTGATAGTCGTGGCGATCTTCGCGAACGTGAGCGTCTGCTTCTGGATGCGCTGCGTCTCCTCCTGCACGCGTTTCAGTTCGCGAACTGCGTTGCGAGTGTCGGCCAAGATGTTAATTGTCAGGTCGGCCATAGTGAATCTTTATTCTCGCGAATGAATTCGGCCCACTCGTTGAGTTGATATGGCTCCATCTCCTCCAGCATCAGTTCGGGGTTGGCATATCCGAACCGCCAAGCCAGCCGATAGACGAAGTTTCTCGTCTCTTCGCTTAGCCTTTTTTTTCGGCGGACATGCCGCACAAATCCTGCACGGCTTCGAACAGTTTGCGAGTTACCGCGGCGTCCCATTCGCTCACGGCAGCGACTCCAGCTTCATTCGCGAGCGGAGATTCGCCGTTCTCATCGACAATCGCATAGGCGACGAAGCGAGCCATCATGTCTGGCTGCACGATCTCATCGACGTAGCTCGCTGACGTAGCCTCCAGCCACTCACGGGCCGTCAGGCTCCGCAGTCGAAACTTGAGGACTTCGCCATCAACTTCGATTTCGACGTCCCGGTAGCGACGCCGCCTTGCTTTTTCGAATGCCCCGTTCATAATCCTGCTCGATTATCCTCCTGTATTTCGCTGCCTTCGCTGGGCTGAAATTCCAATCGAAGTTCAGTGGCTCGGCATAGCCCAAGTCAACGAGCCACCACGCATATCGCGATTCGACAATGTCGCCGACTTTATGCTGCGAAGTCGGCGGCAGTCGAATCAGCCGCACTCGATACAATCTCGAATCATGTGCCACCGCTCGGCCCCTGCACGATGAATCTGTACTCGCGTTTCAAGAGGCCCTTCTTCTCCATTGTGACTTCACCGGCCACGACGCCGACGCATTCGAACGAGCCGTAGCTGCCGATTGTCACGGTGAACGTCGAACCAGGATCGAGAATGTCTTCAGCCGCACTGTCGAGGGCACTGTGCAGCGCCGGATCGTACGCAACTCGCACCGTGATGTCCCCGTAGGTGTTTCTCGTCGGCACCTTCGTCGGAAACGTGTCGTCGTCGGCGAGCCCTTCGAATTCCTCAACGTCGGTGCTGACTTCAGGGAGCGTCACCGATTCGACCTGGCTGATAGGTGTCGAACTGCCTGAAATGTCAGTCGAAACGGTTGTGCCTTTTCCGAGTTTGATAGCCATGACTCTGCCCCTTTCTTCTCAGCGTTTTCCCTTTGCTGCTGCTTGCTGCACTGCCTTGTTGATTGCCTCCAAAAGCTCCCGGTGAATTCGCGCGGCTATGATGGGCTTCGCGGAGTCGATGACGCCCATCAGGAATCCAGGCATGCGGCCGCGATTCTTTCCGGTCTTCGTTGAGCGCTGTCCCGTTCCAAGGACGGCCCAGTGAATGTTGCCTCGGCCGAGGCCTACGCCTGGCCTCTTCCGCTTCTTGGCTTGCTTTCCGGCACCGCGTCGCGAGCCGACACCGAAGCCGAACTTCGCCTCGGTCAGTTCCCGCCGCTGCGTGCGAACTTTATAGCCGAGCGATCTTGCGGCGGCCTTGGCGACGCGCTCCGGTACGTTCGCCCCACGAAGCATCGAGCGGAACTCCTTGGCCGCCTGCCGGAAAGCGGCCCGGACCGCCTTGGCGACTTCCTTATCCCCGATGGCCTGCCGCGCCTCGTTCACGGCCTGCTCGATCTCTTTCGTCTCAACCTCGACTAAAAGCTGATCCATCAGGTGCCTGCCCTCATCAACGTCAGGACGACTTCGGCCACGTAGATCGGCTGCGACGACTCAGCGTCAACGACGTTCGCGGCCCGCAGTGTCTGCTCAGCGAAGGCGTACCAGACGTAGCCGTCATCGTCCTCGTATTCGCTGCCGTCCGCCTCGTCGGCGAGTTCGTCGGCGAGTTCGTCGGCCTCCGCTCGCGTCGCACTGTAAATCGTGACTCTGGCTTCGTATTCGTGGGCGAAGTTCTCCGCCAAGCCATCATCGCGGCGTTCCGTCGAGATTGAGATCACGACGGCGGGAAGCGTGTCGGCGTAGTCGAGTTGATCGGGCCGAATCCGGTCGCCGACGTCGCTTTCCAAGATCATCGCGACGATGTCATGCGCTATCTCGTATGGGAGCACGCTCCGCCCCTTCGAAGACTATGGTAAGTTGGTTGGGCACAATCGAATCAATCTCGATTCGCGTGCCGTCATTCAGTTCAATCAAATCGTCCGATGTTATTTCGCTCGTCTGCTGGCATCTCCATGTCGTCACCGTCCAGCGAGTGCCGCTGACGACGATGTCGCCAGCAACCACCTCGCTCATCGGCCTTGCAACGACTGAGGCGAGACATGAGAACGCAACCTGATAGCTGATCCTCGGCTGGCCATCGGTGCCAACCGACTTCAGCTTTTTCAGGAACGTCGCGCGATTGCGAAACTGATCGACGGTTCTCGTCATCGCCACACGGCTAAGTAGCCCTCCTCGGTCACAGGCACGACGTCGGGCTCGAGTGTCGTCGAACGGGCCTCCCATCGTGCCGCGACTGTTCGCAGAATCAACGCTTTAATCTCCGTCGGAAGCGTCTCATATCCGCCCGAGTACTCGAACTTGAGGCACGTCCCGCTCGGCCACACATACCGAGGGAACACCACGGCGGGTGCCGAATTGCGAACGATGAAATCATCGGCGTCGCATTCGAGTTCGGTGCCAGCGACTTCGTCAATCGATGTGACTGTCAAGTCGTACGCACCCGTTTCATCCTGAGTCAGCGGTGCATACGGCAGCAGCAGTCGTGACGGAAACGGCCAATAGACTGACGCCGTCACCTCCGAGACGCCGACGCCGACGCCGAGAGCACGCTCGACGTCGTTAATCGTGCTATTCAGCAGGTTTTCGACGACGTCGTCCGGCTGATCTATCGGTAGCCCCAGGAATGCTAACGCTTCCTGAAGTGTCACCGGCCTCGTCTCTGGTGTGCTTGTGATTCTGATCATTCCATCGCTCGCAATAGCCCAGGCGAATGAGCTCATTCGCGAGGGCGTCGTGCAAATTCACACGCCGCCCCCGCAGAAGGCTCAGCGACCCGCAGACACAACTTCGTTTCACTCGAACGATCATGTGCCACTCGTAATCAAGAGGTGCCCGATAGACTTCGTGTTGCTCGATGCCTGCAACTTCGAGTCGAAATAGTAGAACGCGAGGAAGCCCACGGCGTCCACGCTAGCATACCGCTCCTTCAGGACGACCATTCGGAGACTTGTCACCTCGCGAATCACGAATCGACTGAAGTCCCCGAAGATAGCAACTTTCGCACCGGCGGTAATGCTCGATGCCATGCTCGGATTCTCGATCACCGGGTAGCCAAGCAATCGGCCAGGCGACTGCCCAGTCAAGTCGGGGTAGAAGAGAGGCCGCCCGTAATCATCTTCGAGCTTCTGAATCGCTGCCAAGATCGAGCTGTTCATCATCCAGACGGCGTTGCCTCGATAGGCAGCGTCGATGGCGTAGACCATATCGAGAAGCTCGCCCCACGCAATCGTCGAGGATGATGAAGTCTCCTTCGCCTTGGGCACACCACCGCTTGAGGCGAGCAGGCCCGTCGGCTGCGATGAGCCGGTGCCCACCGTTTCGTAATAATTGGCGATGCGCCCAACACGCTCGGCGATCAAATCGCCAAGGACCACTTCCAGATCGAGGGCCGAATCGCGGAGCAATGCGTAATCGACGACCACGGGCTTCGATGTCGCTCGATGGCAGTCGAGCGTGACTGACGAGATAGTCGGTGCGACCGACGTATCCATATCGAGCTCACTGGTAACAAGCGCGCCGGAATTCGACGTATCGTCGAAGATCGGAAGCGTCACCCTGTCCATGCGGGTCGTCAGAAGCATGCGGGCCACCCGACGCACCGCATCATAGTGGCTCAGCCTTTCTGCCACGTACTGGCCGATCTGCGTCGGCACGACGTCGCCGACTTGAGTCTCGCGCGTGAGGTTGCCGCTCAGCGTGTTCATCGGCACGTCGATCTCGTGCCGACCCAGCCAACCGATATCCCGCAGCACCGCCTTGTCGTCCTCGCTCGCCATGCCAGCGATGTCACGGAGCCAGGCCTTCACCGGCTGCGGCAGCTTTGCCTTCGCTTCGCTGAGAGTCGGCGCGAAAGTGGGTAGTGTCGCCATCGCAGCGACACGCTTCTGCACTTCCTCCATCGCACGATCGATCACCGTCTTCGTGAGCGAATCGGCGATTTCCTTTGCGATTTTGCTTTCATCTTCGAGAATCCGACTCATGTTCTGCCCCTTTCTTCAACTTTTCATGCAACGCCTTGAGGATCTGCAGCCTCACATGCTCCCTGCCCCTCGCAGAGTCTTCCTCCGGCATGTGAGCCCGCAGGTGTGCCTCAATTCGCTGCCTGTCCTCTTCTGATATTTCTTCCGTCTGCGACAATCTCGCGAGTGCATTGCGCACTGCTGCGAGACTGGCCTTCGGATGATTCGCATGGTTCGGCGGAAAATGGTGCGGCAACTTCAAATCGCCGAATGAGTCGAGACTGATGGCGAAGGCGAAATAGCTAGCGATCTTCCTTCGCTCGGCGTCATCAAGCTCTTCCCATGGTTCGTCTGTGAAATCGGCCAGCGTCGGCTTTGTCCAATCGCCTTCGACACCTTCGCCATCGCCACCGCTTGGGTTATCGGGCACGAAGTTCATGACGACGTCCCGCCTCATGGCGCTCGTCGTCTTCTTCGTCTCTTCGTCTTCCGTGGCGTCGCCCGTTGGCTGCTCGTCCTCTTGTTCTTGTTCCTCTTCTTCTTGTTCCTCTTCGCTCTCGTCTTGGTTGAGCACGACGTCGGCTAGATTCCATGCGAGTGCCTCCTCGCTGTTGAACCAGGTGCCGTCCACGTCGCCGTCGAGCCATGCGAAGGCCTGCTCAACCGTTGTTCCGGCCTTCGCGGCGATGACTCGGGCGATGTCCTCATCGAACTTTTCGAGCGTTTGGGCCATTTCAGAGAAGACTTTTGCGTTCCCGACTGCGGCAGCATACGCACGATGCACGAAGAGGCTGGCACCCTTCGCAATCTGGACCGGCCTGCCAGCGAGTGCAATGATGGCCGCCGCTGAGGCAGCGACACCATCGACACGAGTAATGGCGTGGCCGTGCTCCCGAAGAGCGTTGTAGATCGCTATCCCGTCGTGAAAGTATCCGCCGTACGAGTTGATTCGCACGAGGATTCGCGTCCTCCGCGACTGCGACGCAATCCACTTCACGATGTCTTCAGTGGACTGCTCGGCGTACTGATCTCCGATATCGTGGTAAATCCAGAGAGTCGGCCTCTCGCCGCCCTGCATCTTCGCTCGCAGCTTCGGAGGCGATTTCACGGCGTTTCGAATCTGTTCACGATTCAAGCCAATTAGCCGGTACATAGTACGAATCTCCCCGCTCACGTTTGTCGAGGTTTTCCCGTTCTCGGACTTCATTCGGTGAAAGCACGCCGATTTCAATGAGCTTCGCGTAGGCCGCGACACGCTCGCCAAGTTGCGTTCGCACGATGGCGTTGCGGTTGCACTCGAAGTAGTAGCGATCTCGCTCGCGTTCCGGAATCAACTTCAAGCTTGCTTCCTGCTCCCAAGCCACGAGCCACGGATCGAGCGTCGTCTGGAGATAATCTGCATTCTCCGCTTCGATGCTTGCGTAGCTGGTTCGCGTCGGATCGCCCAGCTTATGCGGTGGCAGCCCAAACATATTCGCAATCGCACGGAGTCCCGCGTCGCGGCTTTCAACGAGCTGCGTCTTTTGCGGCTCAGCGACACTCGGCTGGAACTCAAGACCTCCCGTGAGAACCCCGATATCGTGGGCATTGCCTGCCGATGAATGCCGACGACGGAACTCCTCGCGGAGTCTTGCAATTTCCTCGACGCTCAACGCCCGCGGCGACTTAAGGAATCCCGACAGTGCATATCCCTTCTCGAAAAATGCTGCCGCGAACCGTTGCACACCGAGCTCAAGCCGGATTGCCTCCCGCAAGAGCACGAGCGGGCTTTCGCCGTTCAGCCCGTCCCAGCACAGGCCGGACAAATGAACCATGTCCGAATCGGAGATGATGATTGTCTGCTCCTTGATTGTCGTTCGCCAGGATAGCGGAGCCTCTTCGTTGATTGACGTCACCGTCGGGTCAAGCACCGTCAAGGCGACCGGCTGTCCTCGCGGGTCTCGCGTAATCATCGCGAAGCCGTTGCCGACGAGCAGAGCGTGAGCCGTCAGCGTGCGTCTGAGTGAGTAGCCGCTGACGCCGGGGGCCGCTCGCTCACGAAGGAGTCGTGCCTCGGGCCGCGTGTTCTCCGCCACGCGGCTTCCATCAGTCTCTCGCCGATACAAGGCTATCGGAACCTTCGCCACGTCGGCGGATATGGTGTTGATGGCTCGCCAGATTGCAGGATGGCCCAGGGCATCGCTGGCCGAGACAGCACTGGACGATGCGATCCAAGTCGTGATCGCCGCAGTCGGACGTTCCAGTTCCGGTGCCGACAGCCAATTCACGAACTTGTTCAATACGTCCTTCAGAGCCATTGGATTCCAATCGCCTCCGCCTGGCTTTGCAGTCGCGCGTTGCCCGCGGCTAGAACGAGGGCCACAATCGGGTCGATTGGCCCTGTGCTCCGCCTTTTGCTGAGCCGCCGCAATCCGTACTGATTCGTCTCAACAACCGTGTTGGCGAGGCAGTATTCGAGCAGTTCACTTTTGAGGTGCTTTATCTTTCGCTCGTAAATCATCGTCTCGACTTCGCGTATCGGCGCATCGACGGCACGCGATGTCATGGGGTGCGCCACGAGGACTGATTCAGGCACGCCATCAGAGACGAGCCGCTGCATGACGCCTGTCGCTAATGCCTTGTCGTAATAGATCGCACGTACTTTGTATTGCTTGGTCAAATCGAAAATGCACTTGCGAACCTGAGCTTCATCGATGCTATCACCCGGCGTGACAGCGAGATCACCAGAGGCCACGAATCGCGAGTACAATCGCGCTCGCGGCCCCTTGGTGGCTGCGAATTCACTCGTGAAGCTCCAGTGCTTCATGTAGTAGTTTTCGCCGCGGTCAAAGATCGCCACGACAGACGAAAGGTCTCGCGTGGAGCCGAGATCCACCCCGACGATGCAATCGGCGCCGGGATAATCGTTCGGCTCTTGCGGAATCTCGGAGTCTCGCCAAATCTCCACAGGAATCCACTGCCCGGCGCCGGTAATCTGCTGATTGAGGTGATACCGACGAAAAGCCGCTTCAGCGCTCGGGGTTCTGGCTTGAGCTAGCGCCGTCGCGAGATCGTCAGGCATGATCGTGATGCCAAGCGACGGGTTAGCCGCCGCCCAAATGCCGGGATCGCGGAAATCAACATCATCAGGGACATAGCAATCGAAGGCGAAAAACGAATCGACGCCCTGATCGTCTTGCACGGCAAGCTGTGCAGCACTTCGCATTTCATCGAAAAGGAGCGATTCGTCGTCGCCAGCAGTGGAAATTGCGATCAAGAGGGGATTCTGCCTTGCCACCATCGAGGTCGCCACAGCATCCCACAGCCGACGATCTTTGTGCGCGTGCAATTCGTCAACGATGGCGCAGCTTAGCGAGTAGCCCCACAATCGCGCCGAGTCAGCCCCCGCGGCCCAGAATCGTCCTCGATTGCCTGGACATCTCAGCTCGCTCCGATAGACATAGCCCATGTTGCGAAGCGTCGCGCTCGTGTCTGTCATCATGGCTGCTTCGCTGAAGACGATTCGTGCCTGATCGCGTGACGTCGCAACGCAGACGACTTGGGGCCCAGCTTCGCTGTCGGCGAACAGCATCTTCAATGCTAGGCCAGCAGCCAGAGTTGACTTACCATTTTTTCTGGCGACCGAGATGAAGGCTGTTCGCGTCACGCGACGCTTTTCAGCCCACCAACCGAAGAGATTCGCCACGACGAATAGCTGCCAAGGAGCAAGATCGAATCGCCGCCCAGCAAATCGACCTCGAAGATGCTGCAAATAGCCGAAGAACGTGAGCGCACGATCCACCTCATCGACGCGGAACTCGTATCGTCCAGTCTCAAGCCAATTCAAAAAGCGCCTAGCTGCGCCGGCGACTTGAGGACTGACCACGAGCTCGCCGTTCGCTGCTCGATCTGCCCACTTTTCGAGCTCCGATCGCCACTTCGGGATCAATCGCTTCTGGGATTTCGTCCTCTTCTGCCCCATACCGATCTTCGAAAATCTGAAGCATCCGTTCAGCGTCCTGCAGCGCTCGCAGAGCCGGATTCGGCCTTAAGACCGTTCCGCCTGCTCGCTGAATTTCAACGACGATTCCTTTCTCGTCGAGTTCTTTTTTGGCTCGCTGCCAGAGTTCCTGCCAGTACTCTCTTCTTTGAGTGGATTCGGCCATGGCATCTTCTACAAACGGTCATCAAATTGTCGCGCCGGAGCCGTCCTTCTGGCCATTCGCGAACTGGCACAATGTGATGGACCAGCTCGCCTTTGGCGCCGCACATCGCACAGAGCGGATGGGACGACATCCATCGCTGCTGAAGGTCGAGCCAGTCCCAGTCATAGCCCCTCTGCATGGCTGTGCCGCGCGGCTTTCGCTTGGGCCGCGACTGAGCTTTTTTCGTCGCCGGGCAGCACCCGATCCGATGGATGCTGCCACATCTCGTGCACTTAACCAGTTCTCGCATCGTCCTCAGTGGCCAGGCAGGGCCTTTTCAGGAGCTCATCTCTGAGCTTGTTAATCGCTGTTTCCACACGCGAGGTGGAGGTGTGTAGCTTGTCGATTGTCGCTGAGTTTTTTGCGATCACCTCATTCGTCTCCTTGAGGACGGCGAGGATTTGCTTCGCTAGCCAGCAGATCACGCCGATGAGCACAAAGCACAAACCGGCGAAGCCGTACTGCATGAATGGCGAAAATAGCTGCTCCATTACTCTGGCCCCGTCGGATCGATGACGACGCGGACGGCCCATGCGTCCTCAAACGGTGAATGCCTGAAATAGCTCTCGGGGACGATGGCGAAGCCGCCCTGGCCCCAGTCGCTGCCCCATGAGTTGGCGACCTTGATGCCCCACACGTTGCGAGTCGGGTGATACGCTAGCCCGACGCCGCACAAGGCATGGCCGCCGCCACCGCCAGCGTAATCAGCAAGCCAGCCATCAGACTGCACCTTAAAGTTGCGTCCTACGAAGATGCCGAGACACACGGGGAAGCCGTGCTGAATGGCACTGGCGATTGCCTCAAATGTCGGACAGTCCCATGCCTCGGTGACTCGGAATTTCTTCGCGTCTTCCTTCCAGTTGGCTGGCCATCGCGACTGCCGCCACGTGTAGATGTCGATGATCTCGGCCCGGCACACGCCGATGACTTCGAGGGCCTTGATCGCGTCGCCCAAGAGAGCTCCGCCATCGACGCCACCGTTGATGCGGCCATAGAGATTTCCGGCGCTCAGCCGCACACACGGGGCTCCGGCGAAGCCACGTGCCACATGGAGGGCCTGCACACTCGCGAAGGCACAGCAGGCGTTCTGGCCGTCCTGATCGAGAATCTCCGGCACGAAGTGCGACATATCGATGGGCTGCCACTTGTCACGCGGAAGAATCGGAGGCGAGCCGCGAGAACCGTACTCTGGGTATAGTTCACCGCGGCCCGCTACCCGCGGCAACAGGCCCAAATGCCGGATAATCCCATCGTCATCGTAACTGAATATCGCCATGCCCCGCCTACGAAGTCCTATCTGCGAAAACGAAAAATCGGCTGATATGTGCGGCATGAGCCGCTCGGACACGCGGACTTTGCGTTCGACTCCTGAGTCGCTGCTGGCTGCGTCTGCACCGGCGGTGGAGTCGTCGGCTTCTGCTCTTGGCCTTGATTCGATGCACCGGTGAGCCGCTTCACGAGCTCCCGAAGCTGCTCGCCGCTCGTGATACGTGCCTCGAGCACGGTGCGGCCTTCGGAGTCGAGGCCAAAGACTGTCGGCAGGCCCTTCGCCTTCGCAGCCACAATAAGCGGCCGCAAATCCCCAGGGGTTTCGCCGTTCTCATCAACGACATCGACATCGACAACACGAAAGCCCATCTTCTTCTGCGACAGTTGCTGCCGCAAATTGAGATCAACGAGAGCCGCAGCGACATCGGCACTGCGAGATTCAGACTCCTCGATCCAGATGAGCGATGTCACTGAATTTGGATGAGGTGTAGGAGGTCCAGGCTGCGGATCCGGTTCAGGGGTTGGCGACGGTTGCGTATCAAATGGCCACTTGAATTCTTCGACGACAAGCTTGCCGTTGGCTACGGCGGCCACGATGATCAGCGGTGCCTTCTCCCCGTTGAAGATCTTCCAGGTTTGCTGCTCGACATCCTTAGCCGTGACGGCAAGCTGATCACCGCCTTGAATGGCGTAGTTCAGTTCGCCAGCGAATGCACCGCTGGCGATTGCGATAGTCGCGAGCAGAGAGCGAAGCCAGCACATGTGCTCAGTCTTCCTTTGATTTTGCCTCGGCAGCGTCGGCAAGCCCGAAGAGAATCGGAGCTACAATCTGGAGGATGTCGGCAATCTCTTTCGCAATTCGCACGATTTCGAGCGGCCTCAGTCTACCGTCCTCCAGAGCGTCTTGAATCGCCTTCCGCAAGTCCTGGAGTTCTTTCACGAGGTTCAT